TTTATTGAATTAAATAGATTTTTTGCCCTATTAGAAGCCAATTTAGTATTGGTGGATTGACTACCTACATATTTAGACTTAGATAATTTAGTACCAGTATATTTTTTAAATTCAAAATCTGTACAAACACCTCCATAACCAGTGTCAGGTGGTATTGTCCATTTTTTACAGTAATCATTATCCCAAATAGGTTCTACAATACCCGAATAATAGTTACTCGCAAACCCTTGAAGGGTTATGTCTCTAATATACATAGTACCACTATCCAAACCTTTTTTATATTCAGGATTAGACTCAATAATTTGTCTGAATGCATTTAAGAAATTATTTACTGCCTTAGATCCTGTAGGGACATCTACAACAAATCTACCAGTTGCCTTTACTATAAAACATTCTGTTTTATCTGCCGTTTGGGTTTGTTCTCCTTTTGAATCAACCTTAGTTTCTTGATTTTGTTCGGTTTTATCCCCTTCAGGTTTAGTATCCGATGCCTTAGCAACTGTGGTGTTTTCACCCTCAGGTTCTGCACTAGCACTTACTTCAGTAATCAATGTACCTTTCTCGTACACCATTAAATTTTTTATTCTATCTAATTCTTCAAATAAATTTCTCATAATTTTAACCAATTTTTTTGGCAGTTAAATAAATATATACTATATTTGTTATATAAATACTTAAAAACTATGAAAAAAATACTTTTATCCCTTTTATTTTTAAATAGTATTTTATGTTTTTCTCAGAAAAACTTTACTATGGATGAGTTTAATAAGATAACCGATAATGGTGAAAAATGGAAGACTGATATAAAAATTTTTATGTATGGTAATTATACTATAGAGGATTCGTTATCAGTTATTAAAAGTATAGAATTATTTAATAAATTAATAGAAACTGTGGATATATCATTAGTTTCCACTATTGAATTGTCTAATAGTGTAATTTATTTTATATCTGACGATGAATTCATTAAATTATTTAAATGGAGTGAGAAAGATATAAAAAATTGTACTGGTATAACATATACATCACATGTTGATGATGGAATTGTTAAGAGTAAAATTCATATTGATATTGTTGAGTGTAGAAAACATCAATGTACACCTATCACAATTAGACATGAGATGTTTCATATGTTGGGGTTTGATCATCAATATTATGAAAAAAATACCATCCTTAAAAGTCATAGTATTGAATTCACTGAAAAGGATAGGGAAATGATTTCTTTATTATATAAAAAATAAAAGTCGGATTTCTCCGACTTTTTTTATTTTAAAGTTTTAGTACCTTTAATATGTTTAGGTTCGTATGGGCAATGTAAACAACCATTCCCACAACAACTTCCCCTTAGTTTATGATATTCTTCAGTCATTACCATTCTACCCTGATTATCATAATAGAACTGATTGGGTTGTAGTTTAGACCCAAATTCCCTTACATATAATTGTTGTACCCAATCCTTAGATGCACCTATATTCATAATTATACTATTTCACACGCTCCTCCTCCGCAAGCAACCTCACCAGAAAGATTAGTATTATCTTGTAATTCAATAACTTTAGATAAGTCAATATTACTCAAAGACTTCATCATCTTTTCATAAGTTTCTACATCACAGTCTTCAAAAGGTGCTTGTTGGTATGTTCCACCATTATATGGTAATACTGATAACCCATTATAGAATTTTCTATTTTCCCACATCCATTCACCAGCGTATTCCCATTCATCTTCTTTTAAAGATATTGTTGCAGATACATTGTGACTGTTTTGTCCACCTCTATGTCCTGGTTTAATCCATTCTTGAGATACTTTTTTAACTCTTTCCAATAAATCAAAAGATGATTCATATCTTAAGATAGATCCCTCAGGTGATTTTTGTGGGATAGAGATAACTGCAGTATCATGTGGTCTAAATATTTCATCCTCTACTAATTCGGGGTGATTTACGGATAAGTATGTATAAATTGCCTCATTCTTTCCTACTCTAATTCTTCTTACATAGTAATCGTTATGCCAAGCATGAATACCAGAAGATGTACCTAAAACTAACGATGATGTCCCTGAAGGTTTAACTGTAGTAGTTCTCGCTGCGTTATTAATACCAATTAATTTTGCAACTCTTTCGTTCTCTTCTTTAACCGCCTTAGCCGCCAACTTCATATCATAACCTAAAACTACTCCAGATCCAATACCTGTCATTCCTACACCAATTAATGCATCTTTTTCTGTAGTTCTTTTCCACACATCTCTTAGATAATGGAAGTCTGTATATCCCGCCTGTAATGTACCGATAAATGCCGCACCTCTAACTCTTTTTTCAAAGTCTTCTTGTGATTCAATATCTGAAGCATTAACCTCACATAAATTACAGAATTGATATGGTCTCAAACCAATCTCACAACAAGGATTAGTACCCCAATCTTTATCGTTTGATAGATAAATTCCTGGTTCACCTGCCCCTGACAGTTCAATTCTTTTCCATAAATCTAAGAAAAATTCTTTTGTGATTTTATGTCTAAGTAATACTGCCGAATTATTTGATCTACCTCTTTGTGGATTTAATTCCCACCAATTTCCTGATTTACAAGAAATCATTTCATTGTCATCCGCACTAAATAAACTAATTAATGCTGCTCTTCTAATACCGCCCGCTAATACTGCATCTGCAATATGACAAACTATATCGTGAACCTCAATAGGTGATAATTTTTCACCATCAGATTTAGCATCTAATACTTTTTTAATATTATGAATACAATCTTTTAATGGTTGTGGTCCAGGTGCTTTACCACCTGATGTCACTAATAACGCACCTTTATGTCTAATATCAGAAAAATCAAAGATAGGTGTCGATGACTTTATACCGAAATAAGATTCAACTAACATCTTAATTGCGTCTGCCCATCCTTCAATAGAATCTCCGATTAAATATCTTCTATTTCTATTAGGATTTGGTTTTTTAATGTCAGGTAACGACTCAACGTGATGTTTTTGTACTGAGAATCCTACACCTGTTCCACCTAAAAGTAAGAACATTGTTTCTGAAAATGCGTCAACATGATCAATAGGTAGGTATGCACAGTTATAAACTCTATTTGGCGATATTTCTATCGGTTTACCACCAAATTGTAAACTTCTCATTGAAGGTAATATTTTTTTGTCATACACCAATGTATAAACATTCTCAATTTCATCTTTAATGTGAGGATATTTTTTTTGATGCATTTCTTTGTTTCTTGTAACTAACTCTCCCCACGTTTCTCTTCTATTTTCTTTGGGAAGATATTTGGCATATTTCATATATACCGTAATGTCTGATAGAATATTGTTTGATAACTCCATTTTTTATTTTATTTTTTTATTATTTATTAAGGTGTTTGTTCCCATAATGATTTATTTTATAAACCATTTATTTTATTAATTTACAAATCAATTATTATTCATTGGTGTACTTCTTTTCTTTTGTATTGTACTAGCAATGAAATCAGAATCTTGTTTTTTCAAACCTTTTCCGTGTTCTAAAAGTGTAACATCATTACATTCACTAGTGTCAATAACCAAAGTACCATTATCAAAAACTATATCCGGGAAAATAACACCATCTCTACCAAATCTAGATTTAAGAACTGCCAATGTAGCCCTTCCTTCTTCTTTTTGATCCAATGTTTTTGCTACGGATAAAATAAAGTGACCTATCTGTCCCTTTTTAATAGAACCACCCATCATATTAGCCTCTACTAAATCTGCACCAATAGAACTACGGTTTCCTTGTACTGCAGTCCATCCAGCGATATCTAGTTCAGATAACATAGTTTCAAATTGTCTCATTACATTTCCTTCACCACTATATTCATCTTTAAATTGTTTAGTAGGTTGTACACAGTCAATGTAATCTAAAAAAACGATATCAGGTTTAATACCTGAAGAAATTAATTTTCTAAGATATTGTTTGATGTGGGTAATTGTTGTACCATCACTAGACATCTTTTTCAAAATTAAATTATTCTCTAAGTTTTGGAATCTTGGTAAGGCTTCTTTTACTTCTTCTCTTCTATCACCTAAATCACTTAAGTCGATACCTGTAAAACAAGTAAAGTGTTTTCTTTGGATAACTTTAACGTTGTCTTCGAAAAATATCTGTACAACGTTTTTGCCAGTCAAATACGCAGTGTTTGCCATTCTAGTCATAATAGTTGTTTTACCAACACCAAATGCGGCTAAAATAACACCCAATTCACCCTTAGATAATCCTCCACCCATAAGATTATCAATTCCAGTTAAACCTGTTGCAATAGGACTTCTAAAATCTTCCGATAATACATCTTCAATGGCATGAAATATATCAATACCTTCATCCTTTTCAGTACCAACAGATATCGCCTGTTTTACTAATTCCTCACACTCTTCATATCTATCAAAATCTCCATTATCTAATATTTTTTGGATTTTCTGAGTAGCCTTCTTAAGTTCTTGTTGTTTGCAGAACTTAATGGCAACATCTTGTGTGTGTAAACAGTCTTTATTGTCAGATTCTTTCACCTCTTTAATTAATTCAACTGCCGATTCTCTCGCTATTTCTCTACGGACTTGTGTTTTAATTAGATTAAAGATAGTTTCATAAGAAGGTATTGTTTCATACTTTTCATAGTAATCTTTCAGACTAGCCACAATTAGTCTCATATATTCATTATCAAAATAGTTGGGGTCAACTATTGAAATGATGGTTTCTGAAAATTTATGATCTTCCACTAATTGTTTTACTAACTTTACTTGAAAACTATAGCCTAAATAGCCT